GATCAACCGACGGAGTGATTGTCAACGATACGCTCAAACTCATAGCATTCTCCTACAGTAAACTTAGCTGGTTGAAGTCAATTTCATCAAACACTCGGAACTCGATAAACGCCCCTGTTCCCTCCGGTAATTGCACGCCTGTTACTAGGTCGATCATGACCGGCTGTGTTACGGTTTGATTGTCGCTTGTCTTCGCAATTGTGATTGGTGCATTGTTTGAAACTCGAACTTTGTAGCCTTGATGGGCAGTCCGAAACCACCATGCCCGTTCATCAGGTACAGGGCCGCGACCACGTCTAACCTGAAACGTTATTGAAACATTCCAGTAGGCAAAGCCCTCTGAAAATACAGAGCTTGCCTTGATCCCCATGATCCGAACCGTACCCGCCGGGCAGCCCAGGAACGGTGTGCTATTGACCTTGTTTGTATACTCAGAGATGGAGCTAGGATCGAACGTTGGTAGGTTTCTCTGAATTGTAAATGCAAGGTCAGTGAATGGTTGAGTCACTCCACGAATCGGTTCGCCGTTTATTGTTTCAATTGGATACCCATCACCCACGAGTGGCCGAGGTGGATTGACTTCTAGTGCCTCGTCGATCTCAACTTCTTGTGTAACGTCGGTAAACTCCACTTCCGCCGGTAATGCCAATGGGTTTTGCGACTCGTCGTTGGGGTCACTGACATTCGCGGTATAACTTACCGTGATGATGAAGTACAACGGACCTTCATTTACAACACTGAACCTACGTGCCCGCAATGCGAAGTTAGTCGGGTAAGGATCGTTCTTTCTAGGAACTCCAGGTGCAAGCAATGCGTCAATGGTCCTGTAGCCAGCTTGATCAGCAACCGCCGTGAATACGCGAGTGACATCGGTCGTCCCTTGATTGCCATTCTCCGCAACCGTTACCCCCGTTTGATCTCCTTGCCAAGATTCTTTCACGTCCCAACTCATTTGAACACCTCATCGGGAAACTTATCACGAATTTGCCAAAGGGTCTTACGAATTTCGCGGGTTTCCATTGCGTCCTTTTGGGCAAGTGCTTGTTGCTGCTTGGCAATCTCAATCAGCCGGTCGATATCACGCCCCCCAGGTCCGCGAGTGATAAACCGCTGCTGTTGCGCCTGCAATTGGCCAGGCTGTGTCTTGACGGTTTCTTTTTCCCCCGCCTTCATCTCTCGCTCTTTGGCTTGCTTAGCAGCGATTCGGTTTTGCAACTCAAGCTCGCGTTCCGAAGGGCCGACGATAGCCTTGTCAATCAATTGCAGTTGTTCGTTTAGTAGTTTGACTTTTTCTTCTGATAGTTTGACCGCTGCCTCATTGATGGCGTTATCTTCCTTGCCAAACTCAAGCAAATCGTTCGCGAGTGCTGCCTGTAGAGCTCGCTTATCTTTGGTCAATTGCTCTTCAGCTAGTAATCGCTCTTCTTTTTTCTGCTGCTCAATGTCACGCAGTTCCGCAAGGCGTTGTTCTTCCGTAAACGCTTGCTCGATTATTTTCATTTCCAGGTCAAAATAATCCTGGTTCAATTTGTTGCGATATTCTTGTTCTGATGTGAGCCCCTTAATCGCTTCTTCGTTGGCTTTTTTCCATGCCTCAGTTTGCCAAATCCAATCATTGATCATCGTCGAAACTTCATACGATCCGACTGCGACCAATGTGATTAGCGATGCCTTTGCCGCAAGACTTGCGTTTTTAACGTCAGCCAACGCTCCAGTAATGTGATCAATCCGGTCGCCGAGAATCGCAAACTCTGGCCCGAGAATATTTGCCGAGTCTTTCAACGCGGTTGATGTCATCTTGCCTTGTTTGGCGACCCGATCCAATTGCTTTTCGTTATTAAGAACCTCCGAACGGAAACGCTTAAACGCATTGACCGCGCCAACTTCATCTGCGGTTATTTTGAATCGAATGTCTTCAGCCACGTTGCCGCCTTACAGTAACCGTTCCATCAAAATCGATAGCTAACGTTATCATCCGCACGCCTTTGCTTTCGACCGCTCAAACTCAGACGTGTAGTATCGGTAAGCCTCAATAAACCATGCTGATTGATCCATCACGCCACCTGTCACCGGCAAATGTCCTTTGTCCGCCATGTCGATCAATGCAAGTGTTTTCGACATTGGACGTGCTACCTTTTGCGGACAGTCTTTTGTTTCAAACCGGCCGCTTTCTTTGCACGCTCCGCACCCTTTGCCGCCACACTCGACGCAGTAAAAAACCTTTGCTTCCAAATGGCGGCACTTATCGGCGGTGCATGTACTGCAAAGCAACCCGCACCGTATAGCCGCCGCCATCATTAAGCTTTTTTTTCGCTAGTTCCAATCTGCGCCACGATCATCCACGGAAGTCGCAAAAACGCTTGACGGGTCGCGTGTTGCTTCCACGCTTCCCAAGAATATTCACACGGACCATTGACCCAGCCTTGAATCATCGATCCAATCAGCCCCTTGAGTTGTGCAGCGAACTCGTTGGCCGACAACGCCTTGGCTTGAGTCAAAGCGTCCTCAAGTTCTGCCGATTCAGAGAACGACAACTCACGGACAATGAACGTCAACGGGGCCGCTGAGTCATCGTCGCTGAACTTAATCTCGATCGTTCCGCCTGGTTTGCAAAGTGGCATAATCGTTCCTTTTTATGGGGCCGCAATCGTAATTGTGAACAATGCACTTGTTCCAGTTTTGCAGCATTCGAGCGTTTGATTGTCGATAACAACGCCCTCACGGTCGCCTTGTGAAATCGTTTTGCGCTGAACAGCCGGGGCCGTGATTGTCACCTTGTCAGTTGCTGTTTGGCTTGCAATAGACAATGCTCTCGTAGTGCTCGATAGCCAATCTGAAAAAATGCCATCAGTAGCAATCAACTTAGCTTCTGGATCGATCGTGAACGTCGGGAATCGATCTGAAATGATTGCATGGGAATATCCAGACGACGTTGCAATTGACGGACGAACTGTTACTTGGTTTCCAAAATCAAAGACAACCGACGAACACGCCTGGGCAATACTGTTGATCGTAAACGCGCCACTCGAAGCCCGCATCGGCATGATCGTCGGATAAGTAGGTGACGGCAGTGCTTCATCGTCTGGCTCAAGGTAAACGCCAGTAAACGTAAAGTTCATCTGAATAATACTACCGGTCGGGAACGTTATCACACAATTTCCTGCCGCCCCTGCAAGCTTGTGCCGCCGGCCATCCTCGTATACTCCGAACGATAGTGTTTTGACGTTAGCTCCGGTAACTTCATCACGTGGCGTCAGTGTGCCGGCCGCGTTTACTACACCACAACCAGCAAGAAATAGAGTCGCCCATGCTGGCACGCCACCAGATCCATCACCAGCGTACTCCAGCATGAATGTGCATGTTCCGGTTCGAGTCTCGGCCGCTCCAGGAAGATTGCCAAAACCGCCTTGATGCGGTCTCGTGCTTACTGCCACATTGGGAGTGATAACAGCATCCATGATATTGAAAGCGGCGTCAGATGCTGACAGTGTTTCAAACGTGCCAGGCGTCGTCTCGATTTTTGCCGCCAAAACCTTTTTAGTGCCGATTAACGTCATGTTTTTTGATTCCTTAGTTTACCTGCCAGTTTGAGTTTGAGGAAACGAATTCGCTCTACCACCTCTGCGCGAAATACTACCTTCAGCGTTTCACCTATCCGATTAACCATCCCATAGATCCCGCGAACTTCATCGACAACCCGAATGGCTGGTATCGTCCGCAGTGGCTTTCTTTTGTCGCCGATGCGTTCCATCGGATTTCCACGTAGTTTGGGCGATGGTTTTCCTGGCTTGCTGCCTAAAAAAGCTTTGCTGTACTTGCGGCGGCTTTTGCCTTTTTCTGATTTGAGGACTCCGACAATCACGCCATCTTTCGTGTGGGTCGGTTTGAATCGCTTCAAAGCAATTCGAAACTTTTCTCGAACAACAAAAACAAAACCACTATCATCCTGCATCATTTTTGCATAACTGGCTCCTTTCAGCTTTTTAATTGGCTGCTTTATCGTTTTTGCTAATTCCGCAGCAACCTTTGCACGTCCTTTTTTTTGTGCACTCCACGCCGCAATCCGCATCTCTTTTGCAACATTGACTGGCATTGCGGCAAGTTCATCGCGTAAAGCTCGCAGTCCTTTGGAATCGATTTGAATCATCACGCCCTCACCTGAAAAGGGTCGTCTTCATCGGTGCGAAACGTGATAATCACTGGTAGCTGCACGCCGACGTTGGCCCCGCCTTCTTCGGCTCGATAAATCGGGTTGCCGACCATCGTGTTGATCGCCAGGCCGCCCCATTGCCACCAAGCCACTCCGGTTGTGATCGCCTTCGACATTGCCCCAAAAATCCGGTTCCGCCAGTAGTCCGCCGGGTTTTTATCTGTTTTCGATACCATGCCGTAGCAGGAGCACATGACCGTCATGTCCTTGGCAATCGCCGGCGGGTTGCCGGGATGGCTCAATGACTGATTGGTTGCGATCTCCGAGATTGTTACTAGGATTTGCAAGTTCTGAAATCGATTATTGACGAAACGCAAAGGACGGACGACTTCTGGGGTCGTGAATTGGTAACCATCCGCCACGTTGATTTCTGCGAGGCGATCTTTCACCTTGGTGACGATCTGTTCGGCTATGATTTCGCTCATCGCAACCTCAGTACCAGTACGCCACTGTCTTCCGACTCTTTGCTGATGATTGTTTTTAGAACGACACAGGAACCATCGCTCTGGCGCGACCGGATGCTAACGCAGTGATTTCCGTAGTCGACTTCGGTGTCTAGGATCCCACGAGTTGCCGAGTTGTGGACCCGGATCACGTAGTCGCCATAAATCGGGTTGCCGCCGCCGTCATAGACGACAGGCGGTTCCCGATCTACGATTCCGACGATGTCACGCTCTTGACCAGGCCTGGATTGGTACGCCAAAGGTTCGCCAAACTGCAAAAGCAATTGAACGAACGCATTGGCGGCAAATCGGCGATCATGGCGTGACAGCGTCATTGGTCACCACTAGGTTGTGACGTTGGACAACAAGTGACCAGCTTGCGGGTACATGATCACCTCGTCCGTATCATGGCGAACGCGAATGATCCGAGAGCGCGATTGCTCTTCGAAGTATTCCTCGACTGTTCCGCCAATGCTCGACCCATCAGCGGCCCAGTGGAAGGTCCGGCCAATGCAAGGTTCTCGCATGTCGGCGGTGGTAGCCACGCGGCAAACCATTGCGTACTCATCCGACCAAATTTGAGTCGGAGAAGCCGCTTGTCCTTCGATTGCGTTGTTTTTTGACGAACCGGCCACGATGACGTAGTCCAAGTCAAACACCGCCGCCAACATCGCTGGAGTGATGTCTGACGGTTTTGCTGGACTCCCGGCACCGGACGCCGTGATCCGATCAACGATTTGGTCGAGGTTGCGAAGATTTCTGAAAACCTTGCGATTGATCACCAAAGCGTTGCACCACAAACCAGATCCGTCGTAGACCTTGCGAACAGCACCTTCGACATCGTCGATTGGAACTGCGTTCGTCTTGTGGTTGGAGTCCCACTCATTGGTGATTGCGGTCGTCAATGCCGCACCATTCCAAGTGCCGGTGTTGAACACAGCAGCAGCAACTCGCTGCTCGTGATTTCGCATCACCACGCCCAAAGCTCGAGCGTAAGCGATTTGATCCAGCAACAACAGATCGCGGTAACGTTGCAGGTCGCGTTCATCGACCGGCTCTTCAATACCGTTTTCTTGGGTTGCGTAGGTCCATCGCTCAAACGTGCCGCTGATCCGGTTGTACCGTCCGCCGCTGTTGCGTTTGGAATCTGCTTGGAACAGCAGTGACTCCAATGGCACCTTGCCAGGGTTGTCGGCTTGCAGTCCGGTTTCGATCACCGGCAATACCTGCGTGGCAACGTATCCGATCTTTTCCATCTCGAGATCGAATTCCATGAAAGCGGCCAAGTCCGATCGGACGGTTGCCGCACTTGTTGATTGGGTAAGTCCCATGATCTGTTCTCCGTTTCAAAAGTGTGTTAAGCCAAAGTGGGAGCGGTCGCACCGTCCGCATCGTTGCCAAGTTCGATCGGAACCCAGCTATCACCGTCCCACAACAGCAGTGCGTAGTCGCCGGCATCTTCAAAAGCGATCGTCGTTCCGCCCGTCAATGCGGTTGGTGTCAACGTGCCTACGCCGCCGTCCACGATCTGCTTGATCTTTTTCAACTGGCCTGGGAACGTTCCGTTGGCCAGCGTTCCAGCATTTGCACCGGTCGTTGTCCAAGCGGTGTAGAAGGTGGTCACATTGACCGCACCAGCACCGCTCAGGGCTTGCTGTGCCGCTGCGATGTAACCGCCCATGACGCTGGCAGAACCAATCGTCATAACTTCGATTACGTCGCCGTCGGCGGATGCCGCTTCAAGTGCTTCGCCTTCAAGAACGGAACCGTCCGCAGCGACCTTGCCAGAAGCCCCAGCGTAAACGAAACCACCTGCGGCGATCGCTTCACTGGCAACCATCTTGCGAGTACCCGCAGCGGTTCGCAGTCGAACGGTAATATCATCTGCGGCGGCGAATGCCGGAGTGACAGCCGTCCCGATCGAGACATCCGTCGCACCGGCAAGAGTAACTCGGCTATCCGAGTCGAACTTCACGCGAAGATGCAACGCAATTGCCTCGTCCGCCGTGAATGCCTTTTCATTTCCATCAACATATTGACTCATTGTTTGAGTTCTCCAATTTCAAAAACTTTGGTAAAGCAAAAAAGCAAAGCGACTGCCGCTTAGCTGTTCATTTCGTCCAGGTACGCCTGGCGCAGTTCCGGCGTTTCACGGTCGACCGAAGCCATCGCCTTTTCGCGAGGCAGACCGCTTTGCATCTTCGCCTGGACGGCACCCATCCAAGCAGCGCGGGCAGAGCCACGGGTCGCGGTCGTCACCTGGGCCACCGGCTGGACACCGCTTTTGGCCTCTGGCTTTTTGTCGTCCTCAGCGGCCTTGGCCTTTTTGGCCATTTCCTTTTCTTCCATCGCCTTGAGCTTGGCTTGCATTTCCTCAAGCTGAGCGCGGAGGGTCGCCATTTCTTCTTCGGTTTCCTCCAGGTACTCGTCTTTCACTTCCTCAATGGTCATTTCCTTTTCCATGCATTTCACAACGAAGTCGGATTTGGCCTTGGGAAATGCTGCCTTGATGGCTTTGGCCGTCGCGGCAACTCGCGTGACTGTCTGACTCATTTGGGGTTCCTTATTCAAGTCAGGTGAATTGCCAAACAACGCCTGCACTACGCCGTGCGGAAGTTTGTGCAACGATTTAACTTCGCGTGATGACGTGTAACCGCTGGCGGTCACGCGATCCGCCAATCCAAGTTTGACAGCCTTTTCGGCGTCCAGGAATGTTTCATCTGCCATGATGGCCGCGACCTGGTCTGGATCTACCTTCATTCGCTTGGCGTAGCCGTCAACCATTTTGGTTCGCAGCTCGTCGATCTGGCTGGCCACCTTTGCCAGATGCTTACCATCCCCCTCAGCCATCACGTAAGGGTTGTGCAGCATCATCCAGCCGTTGGGGGCGATTTCGACCTCGTCAAACGCCAAGGCGATAAACGAAGCAATTGAAAACGCCATCGATTGAATCGTGGCCGTCTTGCGGCCAGGGTAGCTCACCAGCATGTCGTGGATCGCATTACCCTCGTATACACTCCCGCCCTCCGAGTGGATTGTGACGTGGATGGGACCGCCATCAGCCGCCTCAAGTTCGGCACGCATTTGCGACGCCGGGTATTCGCCTTCGCCCTTGCCGATGATCCCATCGATGACGATCTGTTTCATTGGATGGGCTCCTTGGCTGTTTCCTGCTGCGTTTTCAGCACCTCAGGATCTTGCAAATTCATGGTCACACCGGACGGCGTCACTAGGTTGATCAAATCGCGCCAATTGACCGGGGCACCGTCGTTGAACTCATCGTTGATCTCCTTGGCCTTGGCTTTGGCTCGAACAATCGCGTATGCGGTGTCAGCGATCTGTTCCTCGGCGATCGTTTCCCAATCAGTGCTGTTGTCGGTGTGAAGTCGGCGATAACTCGTCTGTCCATTGCGAATCCGAGCAGCATCGCCTTCCGAGTCTTCACGCGGGTTGATGTACTTCCATTGAGGGCTGTGCCATTCGTGGCCGAGGATATTAATCCCTCGCTTGCCGGCAATTCTTTTGAGCGCCCTGTCTTTTTCGATCCACTGGCGGACCTTGCCCTCATAGATGGGCCGATGCTGCCGCTTCTTGAGCATTGCCTGGTTAGCGCGGAATCCCTTACGGGCCTCGTCCACCGCACCACGCCAACCGCTGAAATTGGTCTCCGAGCCGTCCATCAGTACCAAGCACAATGGCAGACCGAGGTTCGCGCCGATAATTTGCAGCAACATTCGCACTTGCTGAAAATACTCAGCATTTGGAACCTTTGGCGAGTCCATCATCAGCTGCTCGCCAGCTGCCCCAATGATCTCCATCCCAGGTCCAATTCCCTCGAGGTATTTCGTTTGGCCTGTCGCGCTGGTCGCTGTGGACGATTCGCCATAACCAGCCATCGAAGGCGGGGTTCCGTCAGTCGAGTTCGAGGCCGCTCGCTGGCGAAACACCGCAAAGCAACTGACCATTTGCTGCTGCACCACCTTGGCGAAGTTGATGTCCTCGAGCATGCCAGTGATGTAGAAAATCGGTGCCAATGCTGACACACCGCGGGTCTGGTTGGCTCGCCGAGGGTTGTAGATCTGAAAGACCTGGCGATGCCCATTCGGGTCGCGAACGTCGATTGGCTTGGCTTTTTCTTTTTGCTTGCTTGGAGTCAGACCGTCCTGCATAACCCAAAATTTCAAACGCTTGCGGTATTGGTCCATCGTCACACCGCAAAACGTGTTCTCCATGCTCGTCGTCGTCTGGATTGTGTGAGCTTCCAGGAATTGCAACGCCCCCTCGGTGGTCAGCGTGATCGTGGAGTCGCCGTCGATCAAGTGCGACCGATACCCTTTCAACTCGAAATCGTGCCAACACATTTCGCCAGAGATATCACACTGGTCGGGATTTCCAGCCCAGTCTTGCCATCGCTGCCACAGATCCAGGTCCAATTTGGAATCGCCTGTCTTTGGCTCGAGCGTGAACCCATCCTGAACGACATTCGCAACAGAACGATCAATAGTTTGCCCGACGATGGAATCATTCCGGTCCATGTCGCGACACTTTTCCATGTCGTTGTAGTATTGTGATTCGCTGCGGTAGTGGTAATCCGCCGACCCGCCCATTGGGGCAGTTCCGAGACGCTGCCGAACAAACCGGCTAGTGCGGCTCATTTCGTAATCAGCTTTGATGTCCGCCTTGCGCTGGGCGAATTGCGTCTTGTATTTGGTCATCCACGCCACCCCGTACCGACAGACAGTTGGCGAACAGACGAGCCAGCGTTGATGGCAATGAAGTTATTTGCGCTGATCAGCATCTGGCGAATGGTGGCAGTGTCCCACGACATGCTGCTATTCTGATTCGACGATGATTGTGGCGATAGAATCAGCCATCGCCTCGCCGCAGTCACAAAAGCCTTGGCCTTTGTCACGCTGCCGGTTTCGTCATAGTCGGCATTGTCAAGCAACGCCTGCTCGATCGTTTCCAAATCTGGTGTTGGCATTCCGGCATAATAGACGGCCGGCGATTAATCATTGCCAACAAAAAGAAAGTTGTTTTGTTGCTACACTTCGACTTTTGCTAGTTGCTCCAGTATCCAACGGATCACCTTCGAGTTATCTGACACCTCGCTGCCGTTCGCAAGTTTTTCTCCAGCATTCTCTAGCCCGAGGCGAAGCCGCTTCAGCGCCATGCCCTGGTGACGATCCAAACGGACGTTGATCATCCGCGTGCAGTAACCTTCCAGATTGGCATCTGCCAGTGGAACCGTTATCGATTTCGTTCGGTTGCCAAAAACGGACGGCCGTGTGGTGTGGTTAGTGGACTGGTCTTCTGGGTGTTCTCGGTCCGTATCGGTTTCGCCTGCGGCTGCGTCTTCGGCAACACTCGGAATCCGAACACTCCCGCGGCTGCCAGTGCCATCGCTGTTGCGTCCAACCAGTGATTTCGTTTTGATTTCGGTACCCATTTGCCAACTAATCCTTTGCCTTCGATAAAACGCTCTTCCCAGATTTCGGCACAAATGTGGTGTGAATACGTTTTGTGCGTCATCTTAGATTGATCATGCCAGAGCGACAACGTGCCGTCTTGATGCTGGCCAATCTCATTGAACGTCGATGTAATAAATCGCTGATGAACTTGCTTTTTCCACTGCACAGAATCGAAGTTGTACAGCCACAATCCAACCTCGCGCCCCTGAAAGTCTGCTCGGCAGTTTTCATAGTGCAACTTTGTGTCGGTATTCTCTCCGATGAACCGCATCTGTTTTGTGTCATGGCCCTTGGCTGCGGCAAATGGAATCCCACCCGACTGGCGAATGAATTCGTAAACGCCGTTGGTAAATGTGCCAGAATCGACCAAACAAAAATCAAACGGATTTTCGGCCATGATCTCTGTTCGCCACTGTTGCAGCGATCGTAGAACAGCCCTCTCGATCGATTCTTGATCTGATTTTTCGTTGATCTCTTGTGACGTGTGAGACACACCATAGTCGATAACGTGAGCGATAGCGTTTCCGTGGACGGCGATCTTTACCCAGTAGGACTCATACTTGCCAACGTCACAACCGCCGAATATTTTCACTCCTTCGACTCGCGGAACCTCGTTGCGACTCAAACCGCTGTCTCGCCTCTGTACCACGCCAGGCGTGATCACCGTCGAAGCAATTTCTTGGTCGTCCTCTGGCTCGTTCTGCAGCTCGGACATTGCCGACGCCATGCCATAGTCGGCCACGAAGTTGAAAAATGCTTGCAGGGCGTCCAACTCCAACGGTTGGCCGTCTGGGCCTGGTGCCGAAACAAATCGGTAAGGGTTGGTCAACAACGCACCCCGCTTCATTTCCTCTTGGTTGGCGACATAGAACGCGGTGGCCTCGCGGCCAGAGACGTCGCCGCTGGCTTTCCCCTGTTGTCGGACGGCAATGTACTCGTCCCACAGATCTCGCCGCTCTGGCCATTGCTTCAGCATTCCGTAGCAGACGCCGTCCCATTGTGGCTTGACCTTGGGATTAGTAACGCGGTAGCTGTAGCAGCGCTTGTTCTGCACGGTAGTCAACACAACACGAGCGAGCTTTGTGGTTGGTCCAGCCAAGCCGGCGACATCGCGATCAATCATCTCCTCAATCTCAAAGTGCTGGGTCTCGCTGAACGCGGCCTCGCGGGTCTCGGGGTCGTCGATGATGGCCAAGTCGGGTCGGTCACCTTCTTCGGACTCGCCACGGATCGCCGAGTCCATGCCGAAGTAGATCACTCGCTTGCCGCCGTAGTGGCTGCCAGGGGTGGCGGGTAGTCTCATTCGGTCCGCACTCCACTCGATCCGCGTTAACACGCCATCAACGTGCTGCTTGCTCGCCCGCTGTGGAGCACCGGCCAGCGCTGCGACCGGAATCGAGATCTCGGGAAAGTCGCCAGCCAGGAGTGGGTACCGCGCCGGATCGTCGAACTTAGCTTTGATCTGCTTAAACAACGACCTGGCCTTCTTGCCGTTCTTGGCGATCAGCACAATGAACCGTCGGTCGGTGGCTAGCAGTGCCCAGACAGTCATGCCAATGGCGACTTGTGTCTTGCCTTCACCGCGTGGGCCTGCGACCGACTTGTCGCCGCCGTACTTTGCCCGCTCTTCGATCGCTGCGATCATTGCCAAGTGGTGGTCGGCGAATGGCGAAAAGAAGATCGACGGAAAGTAGGTTCGCAAAAACAGCCGCGGATCGGCCAGACATTTGGCTCGGCGCTTCGGGTCGAGCACTGGCGGGATCTCAACCCGTGCCGCTTCCGATCGCGCCTCACGTTTTCTTTCGACGTCCTTGTTTCGCTCGTCCCTTTGCTTTGGCCGGTGGCTCCGAAGGTCGGTCAACACTGCCACCCGACGCCTCGGTCGCATCGACGATAAGACGCGGATCAACTCCGAGTTCGGTAGCGATAGCATCCAATCGAGCGTGCTGCTGCTGTATCTTGAGTTCGACGTACTTGTGTTCATCTTTTTGATTTTGCGCCTCCATGTGTCGTAGCTCGCTGATGGCTTTCAGTGCGATGTCGTCCGCACCAGCTTCTAGAATGCAAGCCAATCGATCCATGATCAAAGCTCGGGTTCGGTCCGGTATTTCCCATCGTTGTTTCATCGCTCGCCGAATCAATCTCAGGTCATCATGCTGCTTGGCTTTATCCAACAGGATCCGATCGTCCACACGTTCCCCCTCCCCGCGTCATTTGTCGTTTTCTCGTTTTGTGTTTTTCTATCCACCTCACCAAAAAAAATTGACAAGCGCCGGACTGTGTCGCAAAATTTCACGCCGT